TTAACGCTGTAGAGGTTGCTAATACTGACCCTGCAATACCGATACCTAAAGATATATTATTTAGTGTCTTTTCTGCTTTTGCTAATGCTAACCCTCCCGGCAATAGTGCATATTTTGCTGTTACTGCAGCATTTGCTGATTTTGTTTGTATTATTTGTTTTGCAATACCTGCTGCATTTTCTCCAATGATTGCTGCTGCTTGTAAGGCTCTATTTTTACCTGCCATTTTACCAAGTAATTGAAAACCCCTCATAGCTGTATCGGCAGCCATCTCTTGTATTCTTAATTTAGATTCAGCAACTTCTTCTTCAACTTCTATGTTTTCTCTCAATAAAGCGTTTTGGTTTGCTAATTGTTCTGATCTAAAACCTGTTATTTGTGCAAGTACAGCTTCCTTTTCTGCTTTAGCCTCTAAGAGTGCTATTTGGTTTGCATCGTTGTTATTCTTTTTTAGTTGTAATTCTGCTGCAAGAATTAAAGCATCTGCATTAGCTAACATAAGTTTTTCTTGTTCTTTTAATACTTCGCCTAACTTATTGTTTGCCTCTATTCTCTCATCTATTGTTTTTAAATCATCATCTCTAATTTGCCTAAGTAATTCAGCTTCTCTATCTTTTTGTTCTAATATTACTCTGTTTCTTGCTACTGCTATTTCTGCTGCCTTGTTAGCTTCTGTTTGTGCTTTTGCAGACTCAAATGAAGATTTAGCGTAATCAGTAATACCTTTAACTAATTTAGGTGCAACTTCAGCTATTTTATTAAATGAATCGTCTACCTCTGTAAAAACATCTACCACTTCTTTACCTGCGCTTTTTACATCTTCTAAAGCACCTGCAAAATCTCCTTTAAAAACTTTCATTACAGAACTTGAAACTAAAGCTAAAGTTTTATTAAAAGAATTAAATCTTTCTATAAGATTGTCTAATATTGCTTGTCCAAAGTTTTTAACAGATTCAACAGGGTCTTCAAATATACTTTTAAAGTAGCTTACAACCGTTCCTATGTTAGCATCTAAAAAATTAAAGAAGTCATTAAACGCAATAGACAAGAAATTAAAAGTTGTGTTAAAAGCATCTGCTACTTTTTGGTTTTCTTCAAACACTTCTTTAAGTTTAGTGAATGCTGCAAGTAAAAGACCAATACCTATAGCTTTTAGAGTTGTACCTATTTTACGAACACCTTTAGCTGTATCTTTAGTTGCTTTCTCTACACCCTCAAAACCCTTTTCTGTTTTTTTTACGTTTTTGTTAAGCGTTTCTATGTCTTTATTTATGGTGTTTATATTTTTCTCAGCCTTGTCAGTCCGAGTTTCTAACTCCATTATTAATTTTTGTGCCATTCCTTTATAGTTTTAAATGTTTCCTTAAATGATTCAGGGTATTTGTACTTACCCTTTGCTATATCTATAAGTTCTGATCCTCCCTTTACATAGGGTAGCATCTCTAATATGTTTTTTATCATAATACGTTTAATAGTTCTATATCTGCTTCGCCTGTTGTTAGGTTTGTTGTTATACTGTTTATTCTGTATTCTGTTCCCTCTATTCTAAATTTATCTGCTAAAGAATAATTTAAAAGTATATTCATAGGTAGTCTTGCTTTTATTTTTGTTAATCGATTCTTGCTGTTAAATACTGTTTTTATATACGTCTCATAATAATTTTTAAATAACGTGCCTGAAAAATCTTCGTTAGGCTCGTACTCGTTAAGCTCATTGAAGAAGTTTATATTTGCTGTGCTTGTTGCTGTTGCAAATGCTACAGAATTGCTTGGCATATTAATTGATCCTGTAATCTCTACATTGTTTGCAAATTCTCCTGTTGATGTATTTATTACATCTACAAAACTTATAGTTTTACTACCGACAGAAGTATATACAGGATAAAATAAAACAGGCTTACCTATATAAGAATCTTGATTATCGTCTACACTCCAACCCCATTGCGTATCTGTGTCGTTTGATCCATTTATATCAATAAGTTTTTCAAACTTCATATGCCCAAATGGCAATTCTATTTTATACAATCCACCATCTAAAGACTCGTTGTCATTGTAGTCAACTGTACCCCACTCTTTATTAAATAATTGATTGTGTATAGCTGAGAAAAAGCTGTCTGTATCTTCATACCCAAAACTTATTTCTTTAAACGGTAAGGCTACGTTAACTTGTCCTTGTTCTATATCAACATATTCTGTTATGTCGTATGATGTGCCACCTGTATAATAACTATCTAATGTTTTAACTACTATCGTGCCTGAGTTGTTTACAAAAGCTGTAAGGTTAAACATTTTAAATATTCCTGATAAAAAGTCTATTACTTTCATTTCAGGTATCTGACTTGTTATTACAAACTCAAATGTTGCTGATGCTGTGTAACTTCCTGTATTGAATTGATCTGTTATTACTGTGCCAAATTCGTCTGTAGTTATTGACCAATTTATAGTATTAAATGAAACTGCTGAGGTTACTGTTATAGTTACAGTATAGTCTCCTGCTTGTGCAATTCCACCATTCAAAGCGTGTAAGTCTATTATTTTAGTTGCTGATGATATACCATTTTCAGAATAATAACTAACACCATCTTTTTCTATAAGTATATCATAAGTACCTGTTGCACCTGTCAATGTTAAAGTAAAGTCAGTTCCAAAGGTTTCTGCATCCTCAGTTAGTCTTAGCGTTGTAGTAGTTACCATTTGCGTATAGCTTGATGTTCCTACACCTGTACTCCACCCATCTACAATACTTGGGAAGTTTGCTATTTGGCTTCCTGTTTCTACAACACCCTTTTTTCTGTGTAACCACATAAACAACTTAGAGTATTGATCGTTGCTTGTCTCTGTAAAAAAATCACTTGAGAATGTTAATCCGTATTTTGTTTCAATAGCTTCTATGATGTTGTGTACTCTTATAGCGTATTTTAAATTGTCCCATCTTACTCCGTGATCGTGGCTACTACCTGTATGATAGTATAAGTTACCTGTATCGTCTGTGTGTGCTGAACTACTGCTATTATAAAACAATCTTTGAGTGTGTGTTATAAGTGGTACTATAATATCACTACTTGCAGGATTTGTTTCTAAGTATGTTTTTATATTAGTCGCATTAAAGTCCTTTTTTAAAGAATCAAGAGATGTAAGTACGTTCAGTTTATCCTCTCCTATTATGTCTTTAAGATCAACTGTATTGCCAAAGAATGTAACTCTATAAGCATAAGGCTGATTGTTTTTCATATCAACACCCTCTAACTTTATTTTACCATCTTTGTATGGTATGTGGTTTAGTTCAAGTCTTGCTGTTACTTTTATACGAGCATCAAAAGCACTTTTGTTTGTGCTTGGGTTAAGTATATCAAAATTGTAGTAATGTTGAAATAGCTTGTTGTTTACCTGTGATGCAGGAAGTGTAAAAGTCTTTGTAAAAGTTGTGAAGATTTTAGCAATATCACGGACATTTTGGATTGTATCTGTAAGACTAACTGTTTCGTCCTTAAATAAATCAACTCTTGTATCTTGTATATATAATTGTAACTCACGCTTCATACTATATTGTTAATAATGTCGTTAGCTTCTTCTACCTCTAACGTGTATTGTATTAGTTTGTCGTTTAGTGATGTCTTTTTGGTTAGAGAGCTTGTTACAACTGTAACAGGGCGCACTATGTTTCCTTTTAAAATCCAAACATAATCACTCAACATAATATCTTCTATAACTGCATTGTAATCCTCTATTAAGTAATCTGTGTTTAGCGTTATACGTTTTCTACCATTCTTATTAAAAGTTTGTGTTTGATGAGACTTTACATCGTAATTAGACGAGGAATAATTAAATATGTTTCTTTTAAATGTTTCGCTTTTTGTGTTTACGCTTTCTACTGACTTCAAGAAAAAGTAGAAGTCTTGAGGCATACCAAATTTATTTATAAACCTCATTTTTATTGGGGTGTATTTAGCACTACAAATCCTTTCTACTGCATAAGTAATTGTACTTGCATTAACAGAAGTTGCAGTTGTGCTGACTGTATATTTAGTTGGTGTGCCACTATCCATAGCGTAAACAAAACCTGCTGTGTTATCAGGTAGGTATATTTTACTTGTGTTACCTGTGTTAGTTAATTCAGCATCATCAGGATCGATGTCTTGATTTGCACCCTCTCTAAATTCTGAATAAGCATATAAACCTATATAAGAAAATGTTGTCGCACTACCTATTGTGCTACCTGTTCCGTTTAGTCCTGTGTATTTTGTTATGCTTCCTGATATAGCTACTGTGTCAAAATCTGATCCTGTACTGCCACCGTAGTTTGGAATATAATAATCTTTTGCCAAACTTGATATTTCAAATACTGTTCTGTTGCTTGTTGCGTTTTTAAGTATTGTATATCTAAGCGCACCATCTATTGTTAGCTCTAACTTAGCCGATAGGTGTAATGCAGTAGTAACTGTTTGAAAGCGTGGACTTCTTAATAATATGTTTGCCATTAGTCTTCTACGTTAAATAAAAATTCAAAATTGTTGTCTGTGTCTTCTGCTAATTTTTTTGGTAAATCAAACTTTAGCTTGTCATAGGCTCTTTCAAAAGGTTTAGTAAAAAACATACTTGGTTTAATACCATAATAAAACACGCTTCTTGCCATCATAAATTGCAAACTTTTACGTTTAACAAATTTTCCTTGTTTGTTTCTTATTCCTTTAATTCCTTTTCTAATTACCCATTGACTAAAAGCAGAGGCAGGAGGCATCTTTGATTTAAAACTAAATGGGGTAGCAAACTTTCTTTTTTTACCACTTACACCTTTGTCTTGATACCATCCATAGTCCTCCATAAAGAAAGCTAATGTAGTAGCATCAGGAGTTTCATTTAAACTATATTGTAAACTGTCATACAATTTCTTAGTAGAGTTTTTTTTCTTTCTTGTAAGATTAGTTCTTGCTTGTTGTATAACATACTTAGCAAATCTGTTTAATTCTCTTTTTACTTTTTTTAACTGCATACGTTAATGTCATTACTTATTAATACATTAAACGTACAAGCTACACCTGCCATTTGATTCTCAAACCTTTCATAAAAGAACTCACAAGAAGCATCTCCATCCATTTGGTATTTGTCTCTGTATAAATCTCCTTTGCTTAATAACCCTACTAATTTATTAACTACAGCTAATTGTGTGTTTATAATATCTTGTTCGTTGTTGTTGCCTACAAACACGTCTGTTGTTTCTTCTTTAGATTGATCTACAATATCCATTGACATTACTGTTATGTTAAAGTTGAGGACTTGTTCTTGTATGGTTACGTTGTTTACTATTATATGACTTAAAGGAAAGATTGTTTGTTTAGATAAGTCTATGTCAAATATATCGCCTGTTGTTACAGTATTGACATTCTCATCTGCTAACAGATTAGTCTTTATAGTTTGTGTGATTTGGTAATAGCCTCTTACTCCTTGATTGCTCATCTATTAAATTTACTTTTTATATTCTTTGATTCTACCTCTGCTTTCTCTTTCATAAAACTTAAAGCGTAAAGACAGGTATGTATGTTTAGTTTAGTGATATCTTCAAATCTTCTAATATCTCCTTGAGAGAGTCCGAAAAGTGATTGATACCATCCCCATTTTCTTCCGAAGTTAGATACTGAGCTAAGTTGATTTTCTTGTTGTCCTCCAAAGAGTTCAGCATAGTTTTCGACAAGTCCATCCCTAAATTGTAAAAAAAAAGTATGGAACTTAGTACAGCATCCATTGGCATTTGTTTCATCTTCTCAGGATCATCTCCTGTATAGTCCTCTATTAAATATTTGTCTTGATACTTTTGTTTGATAGGTCTATATAAAACATTCATAGCTCTGTGTATGTTGTCCATATCTCCTATGTAGGTATCTAAGTCAATGTACTCTCCAAAACTCATATCTTCTAACTTAGGTATAAAGCCATAAGTCTTACCGTTTAGTTTAAACTCTTTTACAAGCTGAGGTTTCTCATTAAACATCTCTGTAAGTAAGAGTGTTATATCTTTGATGCTTTTAGCTTTCATAGACATTATTGTATCGCCTCTTAGTCCACAAAATATTTCTATCAATTTAATAGCTAAGAAATTCTCGTCTGTGTTCTCCTCTTGTATCTTTAGATACCTTTGGTATTTGTCTAATGTGATCTCGCTTAGAGTATCAGGAATATAAACCTCTACTTTCATATATATATAACGTAAGAAAAAAAAGTTTTAGAAACTAACTTATTGTGTATTTACCCCTGTTAGGATTCTTTAACTGAAAGCTCACAGCGTATCTTACTGCATCTATTAAATGATTAAACTTATCTATAGGTGTATTGGACTTTCTTTCTAACCAAGAGTAGTTGTTTAGTTCTTTAACAAGATTAATACTATCCTCGCTTATTATTAGATCATAGTCTTGTAATAATGAAATTCCGTAGGTTACACTACCTTGACCTTTTACACTTGGCTTTACATTACAGCCTTTTGATCTTATTTCGCTTATTAGTCGAGGCTCTGCACTATCAGCTATTATTAAACCACCTTTAGCGTGTTGTTCGTTTAAGCGTGTTATTTGACTTGTTGTTAGGCTTGGTAAGTAATAACATTCCTTAAGGTATATTCGTTTGTTAGAAGTGTCTATATTAGTTTCTATTAAGGTTGTAGGATCGTTAGAGAATCCGTAGTCTTGACCCCATACACTAACACCTACTCTTTTAAACTCTCCTATCTTCCAATTATTAAATATAACACCCTCAGCTTTATCTAACCATCCACCCATTATAGCGTGTTTGTATTTTAGTGGTCTCCTTATTTTTAAATCGTCTATCTGCTTTAAGAATGATTTACTTAGGTTTTCTAAGTTGTCTTGATAGGTAGTGTGTATGTAGGTAGTGTTGTCTTTCTCTGTATTAGTTCCCTCTTGTATTCCTTTATCTTCAAAGAATCTTTGATATATCCAATGCTCTTTAGTTGTAGGGTTGAGGATTAATATAATTCTGTTTTGGTTTTTAGTTTCTCTTATTGTAAGGTCTATCTTATCAAACGTACCCTCGTCTGTTAATTCCTCTGCCTCATCTAATACCCAAGTTGTAACACCTGTAATAGATTTAAGGTTTGCTGTCTGATCTCCTGATGAGGTTTTAATTCCTTTAAATACTATCTTGCTTCCTGACTTTAAATTAATAATCTCATCTTTAGTTATGTGAAAATCATCAAACTTATCTAATAGTTCTATCTTCTCTATAAATTCAGGTATGATAGAAACGTAAGCTGAGGTTAATGTATAACGTGTAAATAGTATTGTGTGGTTTGCTTCGTATGTCAGTAGTACAAGCATTAGGTTTACTGAGAATGATTTACCTGATGCTCTACCTCCTGTGATTATGTAATACCTTGTGTCGTTACCTAACTTTTGGTATTTAGGGTTTATGTCTATCACTTAAATCGTATTAAGTCTTTAAAGCTAATGTTAAGACCCTCTGATGAGTTTATGTCTATCTTTTCTTTTGGCTTTCCGTATCTATAGTTGAAGTAGATTTGTATTGCTCGTATGTCGCCCTTTGCTATTAGTTCGCCTAATTTCTTTAATGCTATCTCGTTGTCAATAACATTGTCTAACTTCTCAACTAACTTAAGCTCATCAGCTTTAGGTTTTCTACCTGCGCCTAATCTTCTACCTCCTCTGTTCTCTAATTTGTACATTTTGAAAAACTTTGATTATTCAAATATATAACGTTAATCTTCTTCTTTTTTGTCAAGCTGCTTTTTTATTACCTCAACACTCATATAGATTTGGCTTACTATGTTCTCTAATCTTTTTATTCTTTGTATTGTAGTGTGTTTTTTGTTTACCATAGTCTGCCTTGTTGTTTATGTTGTTCTATTCGTTTTTTTGCTGCTTCAAAGTATTCTTTGTCTATTTCGTATCCTGTTAGATCAAAGCCTAAATTATGACAAGCTATAGCTATTGAGCCACTACCTAAATGTGTATCAAGTATTGTATCTCCCTCTTTTGCATAATTCATTAATAGCCATTCATATAGTTTAAGTGGTTTTTGTGTAGGGTGTATTTTGTTTTGATTGCAGTAGGCTTCTGCTCTTGACATTCTAAATGCTTTTGATGGAGATGTAAAAGATGTCCAAGCTGTTTCAAAAACTGCACCACTAAACTCTTGCATTTTATCCCATATAATTAAACAAGGAGTTGAGTATAAATGTTCAATCATATAGTTTCCTCCCCAAATAATTTGATTTTTAGAAACTCTAAATAGTTCATCAAAATATTCTTTATTAGGTGTATTTTTATCCCATTCTTTATAATCATATTTCTTCCAATTTTTACCTTTATTTGGATTTTTAACTTGGTTCATCCAATCAATACCATAAGGAGGATCAACAATAGCCAAGTCAAACTGATTGTCTGACATCTCTTTCATAGCCTCCATACAGTCTTGATTGTATATCATCCGTTTATTTTTCTATAATCGTTTAGGTAAACTTCTAATAGGGGTCTAAAATCATTTATTGAGCTTACTGCTAAATGTCCTTTCTTTGCCATTGTTTCGTATTGCTTAAACAAATAATCTACAGCACCTTTATCTTTATTTGCTTTTATGTAGGCTACTTTAATAAATTCTCTTATACAGTATGCTGTAATTTTTTTACTTCCATACTTTTCATATAAGTCAGAAAAATTGTGCAGTAAATATTTACCAAACTCTACATCTTCTATTTTAGCTTTACCTTTTTTATATAGCTGATTGTTTGAATGTTGACCTCTTGTAAAGAATATGTTTATTACGTTTCCTACTGATACATTGTTAGAGTTGCTCATATAAGCGTCATAAACTATTTTATAATCCTCGTTTTGATCTGCAAATGCTTTTAGATAATCAAACATACTCCAAGCCTTGTTTCCGTTGTTTAGACTTATAATACAATCTAAATGTTCTTTAACTTGTTTTGTGTCTACCCAATCTACTTCATATACAGGTACTGTCTTTTGTTTTAGTAGCTTCGCACTCTCTATTCTATGGTGTCCCTCTAATACATCGCCTGTTACTGAGGCTACTATTGGCATCATCCATCCATAGTCTATGAGTTTTGTTTTAAAATTTTCAGCGTGATTAACTGTCATATCTCTATTGACTTTCGCATACTTTAGTTTGTTAATTGGGTAATTAGGTTTAAACTTTCCTTTTTTTATTGTTTCCATTGTTTTTATATTTAGTTATTAATTATTATTCTGTTCCTGATATTATTTGATCGTGTGGTAGTCTGTTTCGATTGTATTGGTCTATGTACCATTGTTCGCTTCTGTCTCCCTCGATCTCTTTTTGTAAGTGTGCTAAGGCTCTCCAAGCTATTTTTGCAGAGTGTCTTACTCCGTCTATATCGTGCATACCATTTTCCATTAGGTGTCGCATCAATGCATCTAAGTCATCTGAGCTTTTTTCTCTGTCCCAATGTATGTCCTCGTCAGGGTGGTGTTGTTTACTTCCTATGTAGCTTACTCTTGCTACTTCGCATAGTGCATCAGGAAAGTATTTTATTAATCCTCTATACAAGGGTATCTCTTTTCTCTTTTGTTTGTTCTTTTCCATCTATATCTTTTAAGGGTAATGTATCTACTATTCTAAGGAGCTTCTTTAAGTCCTTTGATTTTGTGTAATCTATTATGTGGTTTATTAATGCTCGTCTTAATTTTGATTTGTTTTTTATTCTGAGAAGCGCTATGTCAAAATACTTATCTATTATAGGATTGTATCTTCTGTGTGTCTCAAATGCATTCAAACTATATATAGCTGTTGCGTGATCGTAATTCTTTCCGTTAGATTCGTAGAAGTCTCTAATCTCTGTAAACTTCATATTACAATGATGCCTCAACATAAACGTAAGCAAAGACCTCATCTCTACATATTCTCTTTTTCTACTATTTTTAAATACATCTATTCCTGATATATCTATAATGTTCTTTGCTATTTTATTTGCCTCTTTCATAATATTCCTTTTATACAGTAACTATCTAAGTCTGCTGCATTAATAAAAAATGTTTCGTAAGTGTCAAGAGCATCTAACACTCTTTCTTTGCCTAAGTTATAGAAGTCCTCGCTAATGTCATAGATGCCAACGTCACAACTATTTTTGTCAACAGCACAAAATTTAAATGTGTCGTAAGGTTTGTTAAACAATTCACAATATATATACACTTGACACATATATCCATACTTTCGTGATGAGTATGGGAATGCTTTAAGGTCGCTTGTACTTTTTAAATCTACGATCCTATATGAATCAAGGACATCTGCTTTGCCTCTAAATGGATATTTGTTACCACTTCTTGCTGTTATATAGCCTATTGCAGGAACTTCAAACTCGCAGTCTGTTATTAGTTGTAAAGCGTGTTCGTTTCTTAGAAAGGCATCAGCTAATCTTTCAGCATCTCTTTTCTCTTTCATAGTAAACACTTTACCGTGTTCTTCCTTAGCCAACTTGTAAGCCTTAGTGTTTTTAGATTGTACATCTACAAATATTTGTGAGTTGAACACATCTGATTCTAAGATACAGGTATGAAATAACCAACCGTCTCTAAGTGCCTGAGATGAGGGCGATCCGTATTCTGTAACGTATTTGTATTTCTTAGGACTATCTAAGAGTAGTTTAATTGATGAGGAGCTTAATGCAGCTTTGCCTAAGTAGTCATAATAGAACGTGTCATCTTTCATTAGTTCTAATATCTCATCGTGTCTAAATGTTTCTCCGTTTAACAGCTCAATAGTATCCATATAAATATAATTATAAAGCCTAAGTAACTAAATGCTAAGGCTCTCATTTTGTTTTCGTAGTTTCTCATTTTGTTTTTCTGCTTTTCTTGCTCTTTCTATAGCTCTGTTTCTTGCAAGTCTATAGTCTGAAATAGCTTCTTTATATAATCGTATGTTGTTTGTATTTTCTTGGAAGTAGAATGTTAACCTAACAAGACTCTCAGACATCTTCTCTAAGTTCTTAGTTTTCTTTTTGTCTATTTGTTTTTTAACTATAGAAATAAGAAAGTTTAGATCAGACCAAATCTCTAAATCTTTTAGGTTATCTATCTTTCTATCCACAGTAATTCTTTGTCCAACATTCAAAAGTTTCGTTCCATACTCTTGGTTTCCAATTCGGATCAATCTCTGATCTCCATTTAAAAGTACCTGTAACTACACAGTCATCTAAGATTACTAATTCGTCTATAAGTGTTTTCATAATTGTTTTATTTACTGCAATATACAAATTATTTTAATATAAACAAATGTTAATATGTATTTAAGTGAAATATTGTATTTATTTGATTGACTATATCTGATTTATTATAAATCTTATGATTCTTGTGATACACATAAATATAGGGTGCATACTTAGATTTA